AGCACTTATATAACTCCGAAAAATTATTATCCAAACATATGACATTATTAACTAAAGGAATGGGAGTAGCAAAAGTAGTTACAAAGAAACAATATAAGAAAAAATTAGATAAATTGTTAGGTCCAGGCGATGATGTTTTTGGAAACCCGATGAAAGATTGGTATATGAAAAAATTTAAAAAACCAAAAGCTAAAGATGTAACACCAGAAAAAGGTAGAAAATAATGGCATACGCAAGAGGAAAACACGCACAGGCAATATCAGATAGAAGTGGAATGGCTTTTCCATATAATGAAATGGTTAAAGAGTGGAATGGAATGTTAGTTCATAAATCTGAATTTGAACCAAAACATCCACAATTAGAACCAAAACCACATGGTGGAGATGCACAAGGTTTAGAAAATGTAAGATCAGATAGAACAGAAAATGCTGTAGCACAATTATTGCCTCATAATCCATTTACCACGTACGCGGCTTCATCAGGAATTATAAATGTGTATGCACCAGATCACGGATTAACAAATGGGTCAACATACAGATTTAGAGGAGCACCAACAACTGCAGGAACTTATGGTGATCCAGGTAGCTTTGATGGTATAGCAGGTTCCAATATTGCAAAAGCAGCAGGTTATGCTATTACTACAGGTAAGTATGTTAGTGGAAGTAGAGATACAGATCAAACGACTAATTGGTTTTATTTTACAGTCGATACAAACACTGCAACAGCAGGAAGTGTTAAAGGAGGAGGGTTTCCAGTCTCAATAGGACCAGTAACCCTTAGTGCATAATGGCAGGATTTACATATTCAACATTGACAACAGCGATTGGTAATTATACCGAGGTTGGTACTTCTGTATTATCTAGTACTATTACAGATCAATTTATAGATAATTCAGAATTAAGAATTCAAAGAGAAATTCCAATTGATGCTGACAGAAAAGAAGTTATAGGCAATCTGGTTGCTTCAAAAGACAATATTAATGCACCAGCTGGTACTTTATTTGTAAGAGGAGTACAGGTTTATACATCAACAACAGCAGCGACAGGCGCTAATAGTTGGTTAGAAAAGAAAGATATTAGTTATTTAAGAGAATATGATGCAGCTGAAACAACTACTGGAACTCCAAAATACTACGCAATGTCTGGGGGAGCTACAGGAGCAGGAGCAGCTTCATCTGGAAAAGTTACAATAGTACCAACTCCTAGTTCAGCATTTATGTATAAAATGCATTATAATGCTAGACCTCTAGGATTGAGTTCTGCAAATACTACAACTTATTTAAGTCTAAATTTTGGAAATGGACTTTTATATGCATGTCTAGTCGAAGCATTTAGTTATTTAAAAGGGCCGATGGATATGCTACAATTATACGAACAAAAGTATCAAACTGAAGTACAGAAGTTTGGTGCAGAACAAATAGGGAGACGAAGAAGAGATGACTATACTGATGGTGAACCACGTATAGCTGTCAACGTTCCGTCACCATAAGGATTAAAATATGGCTAATAAATATCATACTAAATTAAGAAATAAAGCATCGGCAAAAATATTTAAAATTGCTGATTCAATAGATGCTAGAAATAAAGCTTCTAAAGAAGTATTTAAAAAAGCTAAAGGTTTAAAAAAAGGTGGTAAAGTATAATGGCAACACTAACAACTAAAGTAATCGAAGAAATCACACTTAACAATAATAGTTACAACAGCGAAAGATCGTTAGATATTTCTAGTGTTAATGAAATTGTTAAAAGAATAGTAACCATTTCAACAACAGAAACAGG